TATTATAATCATAAATATTACCAAATAATTAAAAGCACAAAAAAAGGAGACATTTCTGTCTCCTTAGTTAATTATTGAATATAAATCTTATTCTATCACTTCATCAATTTTACTTTCAACAATTGCTGTGATTCTCCACTCCATAGTGTAGTTTTCAAAAATCTTAGTAACTTTTGCCTCTACATCTGTAGGGTTGTAACCACTAACTAATTTTTCTTCTCTTTTAACTTTAACTTTACCTGACTCGTTATCCACGGTTTCTACGGCAATTTTTGCAATGAAATACTTTTCGTCCATACTTTTTTTTAATTTAGATTAATATCCTAAATAATCGTTTAATTTTTTCATTAAGTCAAGAGATTTGTTACCATTATCCCCAACTTGTCTCTCAACTTTCATTTTATTTTCTTCTTCAAGGTTTTCTTCATAGTTGAATCTATCCTCAGGATTTTGGAAAAGGTATGCTCCCGGAGTTGAGGGTGATGATACTAAGTCAAAACAAATTAACTCAAAGTCATCTTGTACTTCATTTTGTTCACCTACTTTTTTCAAAGACCCGACACCTCTTGATGAGATACCTAATGTCACACCTTGTCTTAGATAGTTTGCTGCTAAGTCACCTTTGGTTGAACAAACCCCACTTTCGTGGAATCCCGGAGATGTAAGTAATTTAATCTTTCCCATCAATACATTTCCTTCCCACCATACTTCGGTGATAGCGTGAGATACTCTATCTAAATCAATTAAAGACGATTCCGGGTGATTTAACTCAGAAAGAGCAATTCCCTTATTAATCATTTTTTTATAATTGTCAGCCTCTCTTTTTAATATACGTTCCGGATATATTCTACCGTTTCTATTTGGTGTATTATATTTTTGTAAAACCGCATAGAATTCAAATGGTTTTGAATGGTCTAACATTCCTTTTGATTCTTTAATGATTTCGACATTACGACCTTCTGTGGGATTAATATACCCCGCATCGTATTCAACTAATATACCTTTACCAACTTCAGTTGGGTTTAATATTTTCAAATTCATCTTAAATGTTTTATTTATAAATATTAAACATTCTCAAATTGTGTCATTTCTTTGGTATATTTGGATTTTTTGGTTAAATAAAAATTAAAAAATTCATTGTCGTTAAAATTATCTGTAAAAATTTTTGATGTAATATCTATCAACGAGTTTTTAATTTCATTATCTTTGAAATCTAAATTTGGTTGGATGATGTAAAAATTGATTTCTAAATTCATAAATGATTTCTTTCCGTATTTTAGACCACTCGACCTTAAATCTAAATCAACAATAAATTTAGTGTCAAATATTTTTTCGTTTAATGAATCATATATGGAATGTTTTATGGCTCTGCTCAGATTGAGAACTGTCCGGGTCCATTTATCACAGTCGATAATTGGTTCCACCCAAGTTTGGATGTTTAAGTAAAGTGATTTTAATTCTACGGAGTCTACTGTACCATAGATAATCTTAGCGGTTTTGAATCCGGTAATGTTAGAGGTTTTCCCCTTTTTCATTCAATTTCATAATTTCCTGTTTATTTTCAATAAAAATAGGGGAAATATTTGTGGTAGTCAAAACTTTTTTGTAGGAAGAAGATATATGTTATTATATGTTAATAGTAAAATTAGATAAAAACACGACCATTGAGAAGGCTTTGAAACTTTATAAAAGTAAAGTTATCAAAACACGACAAAGTTCTGAGTTGGTAAAAAGAAAAGAATTCAAGAAACCGTCTGTGATAAAAAGAGCGGAGATTTCCAAAGCAATCCACGTTCAAAAAAAGTTTTATTCAGATAACGATTAAAGATTTTCGTTCAATCCTTTTAACTTAAAATAAGATAATTTGTCAAACTTCTCAGAAAGTACCTTAGATAAGGTCTCATCAATTCTGCTCTTTACTGAGTTATCATCTGACGATTCTTTCATATTGTTTAATTTCTCAACAACATTCTCTTTTAGAGAATTATATTTTTCAGTTAATGTAGAGTCATCTTCAGATAATAAACTAATCAGTTCTTTTTTATCTGACTCGTTTAGTCCATCAATGTAGTTTTTAATAGTTTTGTTAGCAACACTTACCATAGTACTTAACGGTAATTCAATACTTTTTGTTGTAGTTGTAGTAATTGGTAATTTTCTAAGTGTTTCAGAAATAATTTTTTTACTTTTAATTCTTGATTCGATAGTTAAAACGTCGCTAGTGAATAAATCATCAATTTTAGAATAAGAATTTTCCACGGTAGAATTTTTAACCCACTCGTTTAATTCTTTAAGTTCAGATTTAGTTATTTTTGAAATTGATTTTTCATATAACTTAACAGACTCATTAATGAATTCGTTTACATACGATTCATTTAATCCTTTTGGTGAACTCAACTCATCGTAAAGATAAAATATTTTTGCAACATTTTTATTCTCAATAACAAGTTTTTTGAATGTTTTTAATTCATTCTTGAATGTGTTGTTTTTGTATGATTCCAATAACACATTTTCTATTTTTGATTTTAATATACCGAATTTCATAATTTGTTTTTTAATATAAATATCAATCTTTTAGAAGTTTTCCTAGTTGGTGTTCAATTTCCCCTAAAGAATTTTTTCCTTTGGATAAATCAATGTACGATTCTTCCTCAATCATTGACCCTCTTTCGACTAATATCTTTAGGTTATCTCTTTGAAATGATTCAGGAACAGTTTCTTCTTCAGGTGCCGGTGCTCCGGCTGCCGGTACCTCTTCAGGTGCTCCACCCGGTTCAGGTGCTCCTCCTAATTCAGGCCCTCCGCCAGGTTCTCCACCCAATTCAGGTCCACCACCGAAGTCTCCTCCACCACCTAAGCTAGAGAAACTTCCTCCACCACCTCCACCACCTTCGGCAGGTGCGGGTGCTCCTGCTGTTGTTCCGGATGCAGGGTTTCCGTATAATTTGTCAATATTATCAAAGATACCTGTGTGAGTAATAATTGTTGCGGTATTAGTTAATTCAGCACCAACGGCCTTCTCAATTCTTTGTTGTTGTAAATCTAATTTGATTTCCTCATCAGAGAACCCTAATACGTGTTTCTTAGCCCACGATACTGATACCGGAGCAATACCTTCAATCGCAGTAACTGCGTCTTTATATAATAATATTTTTTCTTTCCAAAGGTCAACTTTTAATAAGTCAGCCTGAGAAGATGGGTTTGTTAGTCCTAATGTAAAGTTTGATAATTCATCTTCAAACCCTAATAAGAATAAATGAATAATTGCAATTTTATTTAATTCAGCAACCATACATTTTTGTATTCTGTTAATTGTTCTTGCAAAACGAATATCCATTAATGATAAGTTTTTACCATCACCGGTTGTTTCTTCAAATCCTAAAAACGCTTTAGGAACACGAAGAGCGGTTAATAATTTCTTTTGGATATATTCGATATCGGCAATCTCAGCTAAGTTCTGAGCTCCCGGTAATGTATCAATTGGTGATGCTGCGGCAGGGTCACGAACCGGAATGAAGTAATCTTGGTCAACAGCCATTTGATTAAATCTCATATCCACGTTACCTGTTTTACCATCAACAACTTGGTCTCTTTTGAATTTGTTTGCAACACGTTGTACATACGCCTCAACATCTTTGTCATCCATATTACCAACGAATACTTTGAATACACGTCTTTCCGGTGCTCTTGAAGTTCTATAAATCAACATCGCATCCTCAGATAATAATAACTGTTTCCAAATACGTCTTGCTTTTTCCAACATAGAAGTACCATAAGGAAGTTTTCTATCATCACCTAATAAACGGAAATGGGCAATCTCCCAAGAGTTGAACTCCATATCTTTAACTTTCCATTTGAAACGTAAACCTTTATTTTCAATTGGTTCTTCAAGGTTTGCCGATTTTGCGGCCATACCTCTTTCTAAACGTTCAATCTCAATGTTTGGTAATTGCATACAACCAATAATACCTTTTTCAGCATCTAATTTTAGGTACACAAAGTTATCACCATATTTACAAGTATTTCTTGTCCACATAGGTAAGTTTGTATTAACATCTAAAACGTTGTTAAACAAATCGGCTAATATACCTTTAACTCTTTTTGATTCAGAATAAATCTGTAACATAAAACCATTTTGGTCAACCGTGGTTGATTCTTCACCATAGATATCCAACGCTGCCGATATCTCAGGAGTATACTCCATTGACTCATAATCGTAGAATGATGCTAGTCTTGTTGGTTCGTAATAAACGGCTTGGGTATATAAATTACTTTCAATCTTAGTCCATTGGTTGGCTAAGTAGTAAGTTTGTTGTGCTTGTAATTTTTCTCTTTCGTATTCTGCCTGAGAAGTTGTTTTTAATAACTCCTGTTTATCTATTTTATAGACAGGATAATCTTGACCTAATTGAGCATTAGGACCAAAGGCACTCGATAAACGTTGCCATACTGTCATATTATTATTATTTTGATTATTTTCCATATTAAAAATCTAAATCTTTTTATCCTTTAATAAATACTTTATATTTGTGGTCCGGATGATATACTCCAATTATTAGTTAGATTAGTCAAAATCCCCCTACCCGCAACACCTGCGGATGTATATTCTATTAGTCCAAAATTTATTGAAACATTTGGTTGTACGCTCCAAAATGACCAAGAATTAAAAATGTCATCTAATTGACTCGCCGGATAATTGGCGGTTGATTTACCTACCATAAAGAAAGATGCTGTTGTTAAGTTAATAACAACCCAATTATTAATCGGTTGTACGAATGAAATTGCGTTTCTAAACATTCCGGTCGCAATTTGTAAAGCACTTACATCCCAATTATTAATACCTGAATCACCACCATTATTAAAACTCGATGCGTTAAAGAACATATTTGTAGCATTTATGAGTTGACTCATATCCCAATTACTAAGATTGTCATCAAAATTAGTTGCTCCCCAAAACATTAAATTAGTTGCTTGAATTAAGGAAGTATCCCATAAATTAATATTATTAATCGTTGTTAATGATGTACAATTTCTAAACGTATTTCCTAAAGTAGTTACCCCATTCAAATTAAGAACATCACTTACTGTTGATAAATCTAAATTAGTACAACTTTGGAATGCACCTCCATTATTATTAAGTTGTAATACACCCCATCGATTAACACTAATAATATTATCTTTAGATAATGAACTAGTTGCGAATGACCATCCAATTATTACACCTGAAATTGTAACAGTATATTCTCCCGCAAAGTCATACATATGAGTTTTTTCAAATTGATTCCAAGAAGTTATAATATCAGTATTTCCATCACCCCAATCAACAAAGAACGAATACGAACCACTAGAAACTAATGGTAACGATATTGATTCAAAATCATTTGTTGTTACCCATACACTCTCAAATGTCGATGGTAATGTTGGTGTTACGGTTGGTGTTACAGTATTTGTTGGTGTTGGTGTTAATGTTGGACACGGATTATTTGCCTCATTACAAGTTATACAATCAACATATGCGGATGAATAAATTAATGTTGCATCTTTAATTGACTCTCTTATAATCGTATAACAATATCCATTTGTTGCCAAAACAACATCACCAATACCATATATTGAAGGTATACTCATTATCTGTTCAGCTAATCCCGAACAACAAGGACTTATAGACCAAGTTGTATAATTTGTTGTTGATGTTGGGGTTACGGTCATTGTAGGTGTAGGGGTTGGTGTCACATTACTACCACAATCAGAATCAACACTACATCCCGTTGTACTAACTGTTATTGTACTATCTATTGTTGGAAAATATTGAGGAACATCTTCAAAGAAATAATATAAACTTAAACTGTTTATCTTATTACTTTTAACACAGAAATGATAAGTTCCCGGAGAAGTAAAACTATAAGCAATTTCACTACCATCACAATTACTTTCTTTACCTGATGCTAAAATTACCGTATTATTGGAACCCTCAAAAGCATCATTTTTAACCGCATTATCTATGTCTGTTTGACTAATAACCACTTCAACACATAAACAAGATGGATTCGTTGGTGTAGGTGTAAGAGTTTTTGTTGGTGTTACCGTAGGTGTTACGGTTAAAGTAGGTGTTGGGGTTTGTGTTTTAGTTGGAGTTGGAGTAGGTGTTTGGGTTCTAGTTGGTATTGGTGTTCTAGTTACCGTAACCGTAGGTGTAGGTGTACTTGTTGGAGTTCTAGTCGGTATTGGAGTTCTAGTAACCGTAGGCGTTGGTGTTTGAGTTCTTGTTGGTGTTACGGTATGTGTAGGTGTTGGAGTTGGGGTGAAAGGTATACACCAATTGTCACATATTGTTTGTGATAAAATTGTAAATTCAGCTTCTCCACCACCGATACTACCTTTTACACAAGGTGATTCGTAAACCTCAATACCCGTATCAAATAAATCGCATATTAAATCACCATAACAAGTTTCATAACAAATATAACCCGGCGATTGTACCGTAAATGAATAAACATAACAATTACAATTAATTGCTGATGGTGTAACCGTTTGTGTAACCGTTGGCGTTACAGTATTTGTCGGAGTATTTGTAGGTGTTTGGGTTGGTGTACGTGTAGGAGTTTTTGTTGGTGTTGGCGTAATTAATCTAAATTCACAAGTGACATCTTCACTTGGAATGTAAATACTATATGTACCATAAAAATCGTCAGTATAATATTCATAAGGTAACAAAACTGTTCCCAAATTAATTGAACCACCCGCTGATGGGTAGAACGTTATTTGGGCCATTTGACCGTCGTAGTTTTCAGTTGTTATTAGAATATATGTTGACATATTGAAATTATAAATATTTTTTTATTATTTTGTATAGATTATTCAGGATGATTATCTGTTGTTATTTGTATTGTTGTTGACATATTATTTTATTTAATTAGGGACAATTCCCTTGTTGAGTTACAAAACTACTTATAGTTAAATAAGATAAATCATCTTGATAATATGATACAGTAATTGGTTGTGTGTCGTCAGCACAAATATCATCTAAATAAGTTCCCGCAACAGTGTAAGGGGTTGAAACAGGACTACCGTTACAATCGGTATAGTTAACGAAAACTGTGTTATCAGGATTAAATGTATTACCTGTAGACGCGGCTAAATCAAAACTACTTATAGTAACATCATAATAAAAACAATCCGGATTTGTTAAACAACAATTCTCTAATGATGGTTCCCAAGAAGCG